TGACACAAGCTCTTTGTCCGAAAACATATCGACATATTTAAAACGTATGTCATGTCTCTCATCCGCATCGTCTCCCAAATGCATACGCGAACGATTGAACAGTACTGCACAATCTTTTGGAAACTTATCTCTCTTTTTATATCTTAAAAATCCAGTAATCCAAATGTCTGTACGCTCACCAATACTATCAGAATTAGTGTAGTCAGGTACTCCATTACCGAATCTCACAACTGTGTCAAAGCTTTCAATATAATCAGCAAGATCATGCTGTAGCATTTCGACAGAGTTTCCTACAAGTACTATTGATTTGTTTTCTGTAAGGTCGCGTAAAGTTTGTTCCATTCTTGGGAGTATTCCAGGTTGTCATTGATACCATGCCACGGTCCGCCATCTGTAAAGTGGACTGCTTTTGGTTCTTTAAATTGATAGTAATTTACCATGGCATTAAATTCTGCAGGTAAACTACCGATTGAAGTAGCCCATTTCATTTCATGCAACGCACCCGCGGGGGCTTGGTTTACATAGGTAGGAGTTAGCCTTCTACACCTTGTGTTATCGAAATACATTAATGATGACCAGTTTTTCTTCGGATAAGAACTATTTATTTTCTTATTCATTTTCTTACATGGCACTAAAAAGTCTGGGTGTTGCACACAGTATACATCATGCGTTTCATTTATATGATATGTAATCTCTTGCGGGTCACATTTCCACATAAAGTCACTATCACAGAATAATGCATTTCCATGATAATTAGATAGAAAGGGTACTAAGAATCTAGTAAAAGCAAATTCTGTACTTTCATTTTGATACGGTCTATAGTACTCCTCTATCTTGTCCTTTATTAAAGGTTTAATAGTGTGGCTTCCATTATACTTTCGTATGGAAGCCTCACATACGGCATATGCCTCAGGCTGACTAGAGTCGTACCCAATGTATATAACCATTAGTCTTCTTTTAGACTATTGCCCAAATCGTTTACATATGCTTGTCTTGCTGTTTGTATTGCTGCTTTCTCATTATCGAGGTCAGCTAATTTAGCATCGCAGAATCCTATTGCATGTTGTAAAGCTCTTTGGTCTTTATTGAAGTTATCGGAATCGTGTTCAATTCCATCTATTGTAATTGTTGCCATTAAAATATGTCCTGCCAATTGCCTTGTGTACTACTCTTAGCATACTCTGTAGCACGGTTTTCAAAAAAGTTGGTATGCTCAACTGCGTTTACTTGTGTATCAATCCATGGTAAAGGGTTAACTGTACTATGGAATATAGCTTTCATACCTAGACCTAATAATCTTCTATCAGCAATATATCTAATATATTCTTTGACTTCTTTTGCTGTTAAGTCAGGTATTTCTGCTTTATCAAAACAAATATCAATAAACTTGTCCTCTAGTTCTACTACTCTTTCAGCAGCACAATAGATTTCATACTTTAGTTTATCTGTCCATATTTCAGGGTTCTCTGATATAAATGTTCTGAAAAGTTTTGACACATTTTCTACATGAAGTGTTTCATCACGAATACTCCAAGTTACTATTTGTCCCATTCCTTTCATAAGATTATGTCTAGGATAGTTTAGTAGTATAGCGAATGATGAGAATAACTGTACTCCTTCTGTGAACCCACTATATACTGCCATAGTCTTGGCTATATCATGTGGAGTGTCCATGTTAAAGTCAGATAAGTACTCATGTTTTTCTACCATCTGTTGTATATCCATAAACTCTTTATAGATATCCTCGGACTTGCCAAGTGTTTCTAATAAAGATGAATATGCATCTTGGTGCACTGCTTCCATAGCTGCAAACGATACTAACATCATTCTTACTTCTGGTGCTTTGAAAGTAGGAAGATAATGCTTAGCATATCCACAGCAAACATCTACGTCTGCTTGTGTAAAAAATCTAAATATATTATCTACTAACTGTCTATTATCCTCTGTAAGATTTTTATTATAATCTTTAATATCATCTGCCATAGTTACTTCTTCAGGCATCCAATGCATTTGTTGTTGTTTTTTGTAGGCTTCAAATGCCCACCCGTAATCAAACGGTTTGTAATATTCTCTTTCTTCTAATAAGTTTGCCATTTATCCCTCGCAACTTAGACAATCTGATTGTTCAAAGATTATCTCTCTTTTAGCTTGATTAGATACATTATCAGCTCTACTGATAGCTTCACTTCTCAAGTAATATAATGTTTTTAAATTTTTAGCCCATGCTAACATATGTACGTTATGTAAGTCTGCTTTGTTTACATCAGGTGGAAAGAATAGATTTACACTTTGAGACTGACAGATAAACTCTTGTCTGACTGAAGCGTGTTCTATTACCCACGACTGATTTATTTCTACAGCTGTTTTAAATACATCCTTCTTCCAATCGTCTAGAAAATCAAGATGTTGTACACTTCCTTTGTTTGCAACAATAGTAGACCAAGTTTCTTCATACATTTCAGGACTAACTTTTTCTTTGATGAGTGCATCTAAGAATTTATTTTTTACTAAGTTACTTCCTGTTTTTGTTTTCTGCGTATAAGCATTAGCTCTGAAAGGTTCAATGCTTGGACTCGTATTGCCACATAATATACTAGAACTTGCATTAGGAGCTATCGCTAATAAGTGAGCATTTCTTACAGAAGCTGTATCATCATCAGGACATGCACCTTTTTCTATTGCAAGGTATCTAGTAGTTTGGTCTGCTTTGTGTTTGATGTATGAAAACATCTCCATGTTTATACCACCAGCTAGACCGCTTTCAAATGGTATATCATTTTTCTGTAAGTACGCATGGAATCCCATTGCACCTAATCCTACGCTTCTCTCCCTTTGCGCACTAAACTTTGCTCTTTCGAGTTGGCTTGGTGCATTGTCGATAAAGTATGTTAGTACATTATCTAGCATACGGATTAAGTCAGGGATGAATGATCCATGGTCTTTCCATTCATCATAGTACTCTAAATTTACACTAGAAAGACAACATACTGCTGTTCTTTCTTCATCAGTAGCAAGAGTAATCTCACTACATAAATTACTGTGATGTACTTTTAATCCTTTTCTTTTCTGAAAATCTGGTAAATCATTATTAACAGCATCTTCAAACATTAGGTAAGGCTCACCTGTTTCCATTCTGTTTTGTAGTATTTTTACCCATAATGCTCTAGCACTTACGGTTTTAACTACTGCTTTTGTATGAGGGTCTATTAAAGGCCAACTATCATCAAAATCTTTTTCTTTTGTTGCTTTATGGATTAGCTCCATAAAAGTGTCTGGTACAACAACAGCATGATGAAGATTAGTAAACTTCCTGTTAATATCTCCCCCCGTGGGTTTTCTTCCATCTAAGAACTCCTCTATCTCGGGATGTGACATATGTAGATATCCTGCGTAACTACCCCGTCTAGTTACTCCTTGACTAAATGCCAACATCTCAGCATCTACAACTTTTATGAAAGGGACAACTCCAGTACTTTCTGAGCCTTTTGATGTCTTTGTTCCAGATGAACGAACATCACTCCAAGTACCTCCGATACCCCCTCCAAAAGAAGATAAGAAAGCATTTTCCGTAAAATGTTCGGTTATACCTTCTCTACTATCTTCTACATAATTTAAAAAACAACTTATCGGTAATCCTCTACGAGTACCTCCATTTGATAATACAGGCGTCGCAAACATAAACCACAGATTACTTACATAGTCGTATAATCTTTGGGCATGAGCTTCATCATCCGCAAAACATTCTGCTGCACGAGCAAAAGCTTCTTGAGGTGATGTTTCACCTGGTATCATATATCTATCTTTTAGAGTTGCATGTGCGAACTCATCCAAGAGAGAATCTTTACTATAATCTATCTTCACTGACATAATTTTCTACCAATCCTATAATTTCTTGTCCATGTCCTAGCACTGCTGCATCGACATCGTATGTTAAATCCATGAGTTTTACACCAGTTTCTAGTCCTTCACTTCCGAACTCATTTAAGTTCTGAATATATTTGTACTTACCTTCTAGTGGCAAACTCGCCATAATATCAAAGACGTCTCCATACTGCTCAATCAATTGAGTTGCACGTTTCGGTCCGACACCATCTACACCAGGAACGTTATCTCCCTTATCCCCTGTCAACGCCTTGTAAGTCAAGTAGTAGTAAGGGTCAAAGTCATAATGCTCATCCCAGTTTAGTAGTGTTGTTTCTTTGCTTGTTACAGTCGAAAAGCGACTGATCTTTTCATCGACTAGTAAATCCCAGTCTTTGTCTGATGATATCATCCATATCTCATCTACACCTATGTTTTCTCGGTTTTGGCATATAAGTGCGGCTATATCATCAGCCTCTACTCCAGCATACTTTAGTGTAAGATAACCCTTACGTTTTAAAGTTTTAAGTGTAGTAGAAAATTCTGCTAAGAACATTTCAAATTCTTTTGCCTCAGCAGGTGTTTGTTCTGCATATCGTTCCTTACGATTTGCTTTGTACTCTGGGTCGATAGACTTACGGTAATTACTACCGCCATCGCCTAAAACGACTATCTCCCCACAGTTATAGGACTTTGCCAAAGACTGTACAGTTCTTACATATTCATGCTCGAAGTCTGTAGTACCTTGGTGTTTCCATCGAAAAGCTAGATTGAGTCCATCAACAATCA